CGGCGCGGTCCTCGCGAGCGCCGACGTCGAGAACGGAGAGGAGGACGCCGAAAGCTAGCGCGGAGTCTCCCCCGAATCTCGCGCGAGATTCGGGGGAGTTCCCCCGGTCCCCAATCCCTCCCCCAATTCGCTCCCAAGCGAAATTGGGGGAGGGGCTGTTTCGCGGCGGTGACCTCCCCGCTTAATTTGCAGATGAACATAGCAACAATTAGCTAAGCTAACTAAGACGTGCTTAATTTGCAGATGAACATAGCAACAATTAGCTAAGCTAACTAAAACGCGCCGACCCTCATGATGGCGTATAATCGAGTTTGTGAGTAGGAACCCATTCGTTCCCGCGCAGCACCAAGAGACAGAGTTCTCATGGGGCCAAGGCATGTTCCCTATGCCGGCGATTGACTACCAATCCCCTCGCGTAGACGGCGATACCGTCGCACACCTGGCGGACCCAGATCGTACGCAGCAAATCATGGACCTCGCCGCCATGAAGCGTACAGACCTTAATGATCCTACAGTTCAGGAGCTACCTGGCTTTACAAGCACCAGAGGCGAGCACCCAGACTACTACACATTCGGCAATACAGAGCGTTACGGCGCCAACCCGCCGCTCGTACGGGCGCGTAAATGGCCGCGCCCCAAATGGTCATACCGCGTACTACCAAGCAGAATGCAACGCGAATGGTAGGTGATCATAATGCCACCGGCGGGCCCAACACAAGCGACGCCAACGCAGGCAGCAACGGCGCAGGCAGCAACATTGCAGGCAACACCAATCATACACTCACGGCTAAGGGTGCACGATTGCGGGTGTGCTACATTTTGGCAATCGTCATCAAGACAGCCTGGACAACCTTTCTACGCAATCTCAAAGAAGTCCCCATGCCAAGCGCACAAGAGTTACGCGCGCAAACTCGATTTGATACGCGAATGGCTAGGGTCAACAACCACAACCGTAACATAGCAAGTCAAGTTTCACCTACAAGCTCAACTACAAGCTCAACTACGACAGGACACGATCATGAACGGTGATACGCTACACTGGATAACATTTGTACTACTCATTCTCAATGTTATCATGACAGCGCTCATTCTGTCGCACCGGTGGCCACGGGCATAACCATAGCAAACAAAAGATAATAGGCAAACAAAAGGTAATAGGCAAACAAAAGGTAATAGGCAAGCGCAAGGCAAGCATAATGACTAATGAGCGGCAGCGCCTAGCAATTACGGGCAGCCCCGGTAGTGGTGGCTTTACGTGCGGCTTTCGGGATGAGTGGGCAACAACTAGCATTGATAGGCACCCAGCTGCGGGTGAGCTACAGGAATACTTGGAAGGCATTGGTACGATTGGTTCTGGGAATGTACTGGTTAGCAAGGAAAGCAACTGGGTATACCTGTTAGACTACCAAAATGTACTGGCTAGCCAGAATTTGCCCGAACTTGTTGTTGACTATAGCGAACTGCCTATTGGCGCTACTGTACAAATTACTACGCTTATACAAGGCGACGATGAACTTGGGCCGCCGTCTGGTGATGCTATGCAAGACGCCATTAACGCGGCGTACGTTGCTTTGACTAAGGCTAAGCGTGGCGGGCCGTTTACGTACCCAAAGTCTGGGGACAATGCGGACGTTGCAATCGAAATGCTACGACCATACCAGACGGTGGAATAAGTGAACATGGGACAAAGGCAGACCTATGGGCAATCAAACCAGCTCGCCAACGTCAAGGCTGTTGGGCCGCCAAGGGCCGCAAGCCACCCGAATGCAAGCCGAACGAGCGCTGCGAACTTGTCGCTTATGGCAAGACGCCTTGGTCGCTGCGGGGATGTTAACCCGATTACTGGGCACGTTTGCGTTACACAGCCTCATTGGGTTGAAGGACCGGATGCACAAGACCACCTCGCCGTGCAGATCGGCGGGCCAAACGATGGGTACGTGTACGCACGATGGCGATAGCTACGGACAACCAGGGCAACCAGGGCAACCAGGGCAACCAGGGCAACCAGGGCTTTGGTAATGCAACGGCTACACTTAGCGCCAGTGCTAGCCTAACTGGCGATGGGCAGCTTGCGGCCGACGTTGATATTGTAGAGGAACACCCTGCCCATCTGGGCGGGGAAGGTACGCTAATTGCGTATATGAGCCCTGTACAGCCCATAACAAGCTGTAAAGATGCACGATACCAGCACAGTACTGAATGGCACCACGATTGCCGATACCAGGACAACCCTACGCCGCCGCCAACAAGCCCAGACCCGCCCGCGACACCGCCGCCAGGTAGTCAACAAGACCCTGCAACAGGATCTGCCTACCCGGCGAGTGTGCGCGAGAGCGAAGTACATGTGCCTAGCCATCTGCAAAGCCGTACAACGCAAGTACCGGCGAGGCACCGTATTCGGCACCCAACGAATATGAGCAAATTAACCAAATATACGGACCCGACGCCGCCAGATTTGGTTGCGGCTATGGAAAGACACGGTAACCCGAGATTCAGGCGATTGACAGGAGAGGCTGGTAACAATGGCTACGACACGTAGGGCTATAAAGCACACGATGACACCGGCTAGAATGGCCCAATTACACCGTTGGCAACTGCTTGGCGCAGCTGCACGTAAGGGCCGTAGTACCGCGAGAACAGACATTTACCGCAAAGCACGGGCTGCAAAGCGTAAAATGGTGGTTGCACCGATTGCACGCGCCGCTGCATGGGGCGTTAGCCATACAGCTTTGCCTATACAGATGGTTAGCCCATTGATACCTGGTTACCAAATTGGGGATCGCACTTATAACGCGCCGTCTGTGGGGCGTGCACGGCGATGACTGGACCAAAAGATGAGTCTGTCAACAAGACCGTAGCTATCCGCAAGGAACTCAAGCCATTCGGTGGGATTAATGGCCAAGTTAGGCGGAACGAATTCAAGGAAGAAGCGCTGAGAACGAAGGGACGGCAATATTGCTTTGAAAGGGGGTTCATCACAGCCAAAGATTTGGACGATGAAGAGCTTGTTGCTGGACGTTGCCGTGACGCAAATGGGCGGATACCAAGAGTTAAGGGTAAGACTGAACTTATACCGCGCCATTTGTACGATGAAATGGTCGCTGAACACGAGTTACGGTACAAGCACAAGCTTCGGGAGAGACTCGACCAGATGCTAGACATCATGACCGATATTGCCGAAGATGAAACCGTTGAGCCAAGAGACCGATTTGAGGCCGCGAAGTACATTTTTGAGCGTACGGCTGGCAAGACGCCAGATACTGTGAATGTTACAGTAAAGGCTGCGCCTTGGGAAGACTTGCTTAACCAGGTTACTGGCATTGCGCCTATGAGCCGCGAGGAACACCGTAGGCTAGGCGTGGGAATTGTAGACGCGGAGGTAATTGATTATGGCGAAGAAGAAGGCCAAGGCCAAGAAGACGCACACGCCAAAGAGCATAGTGCGGGGTATGATGATGCCGTCGATGGGTATGATGGGCAGTCAACCATCGTGCCCGCCGCTGAGCGACCCGAACATGCCGCACCCGATGATGATGAAGATGTGAACTACTGGACTGAAGGTGACATTCACACGCGTGAAGAACCGCACCAATCCGAGCCAGAATTGAACTATGGCCGGCGAGCAGATGAGAAACGGAGCTATGCCCAGCAGGCGCATGATGCGCAGAGCCTGGCAAAACGCCGTAAGGAAGCACGTGAGCGCATACAGAACGCGAAGAAGCAACGTAAGATAGCGCGTGCAACAGGAGCTGACGCCATCGATGGTGACATTACCGGCGCAGAGCTAGGTGAAGATGGTAAAGTGCGCTTTGAGTAAAGCTATACTACCCGGCGAGCGAAATTCGCCTGAGTCAGGGTAGGATAAAAGTGTGTACGATGACCGGCCTTCCTCGCGCCTAACGTCCCGCACACATAGTGGTTGCCCGGCCCGATATTCCAAAGGTTCCTCTCAACCTATGTTGGTCGGGTCGGGCCACCCTAATAGGTAAACTGGAGGTTAGATAGCATGGTTACAGGCGGGCCTTTCAAGCCACCCTACCGCAGGATGGCGCTACACCCGATTCCTCGTGTTGTGGATAACACGGATATGATGGCTATTGAACAGCATGCCATTAACATCAGCCACACACCGATACGTCGCGCTGATATGCCTGGTGGCCCGGGTACATTCAGCCCCTATGGAAACACGAACTTCAAGTAAGGATAGGCTATGGCCCTGAAGAAGCGCAAAGTGCCTGCCGGACCTACTGATGTAGCGCCAGGAAATTCAAAGCGGTTTGCACCCTCGAGCAGCAAACAGCCTAAACCGACGGGCCTAGATCCTGGTAATCCAAGTTACGGCATCAAGGGTGGTGGCGGACAGAAGAACCCAGTAGGCCGGATGAATAGCATGTTCGGTACTGGTAGTCGTAATCTGCCTTCTGGGCAGGGTAACCTGGAAAGTAAGGCGAAAAGGCAGGTGTGCTAATGGCAAGTAAAGGTGCAAGCGGATTGCCCAGCAGTGCTGGTGGAGGGTCTAGCCGACAGGCCCAATCTGGCGGAAAGAACACAACATTCGGCGGTGGTAAGGGCGGAACAAAGCTCACGAAGCAAGTTACCAAGGGTGCTAAACGCGGTACTGGCCGTAATGGCGTGGACCTCGAATACAACATTCGCTCCGCTGGCGGGGATGCCACGTTGATGCCGCAGAGTTTCCGCGTAGGCGGCTCGCCGCCGTTGCGAAGTGGTAAGCCGCAAGCGCCGATTCAAAGTCTGCGCAAGATCAACAAGCCTCCTGTAGCAGGGAGCCAGTAATCAGTGTATGGTGTCGCCGGTGCCGGCTATACGCCTGGCCAACCAAAGCTGAATGACAGACTTAGGAAACGGAGCGGTAATGGCCAAGGGAGCAGCGAAGCACGGCAAGGGGACAGGAACCCCAAACAAAAAGCCGATCGGGGCCGGAAACAAAAAGGTAAACGCCAGTCTTAACCCTTGGGGTGGGCCAAACATACCAAAGATGCCGCTGGGCAGGCCTGCTCCTAGCGGTAGTAGTATGCGGAAGCCGATTCCCGATCCTTCATTGAAGGGTATGGACTACCCGCCGAATGACCCGCTGCTATGGCCCGTAGTTCCTGATTTCGTCAACTACACTCGGCCACCGAGTCAAAGCGGTATCAATTCAGCCGTTATCGCAAAGAATAACTCGGCGGTTGAAGAGGCATATCACCGGGCAGGATACCAGTGACATACATAGATGATGGTTATGTGTATGATCATGGCAGGACTAAACGTTCTGTCGTGATCTGCACTATCTATCACGGTCCAAGGCCGTCGCCGCAACATGTCTGTGCACACCGTAATGACATTAAAGATGACGATCGTTCAGAGAACTTATATTGGGCGACGCCATCACAAAATGCACAGGATGCTATTCGTAATGGCAAGATGAAGCCCTGGCATCCTGCTCTTAGGCCCACACCAGAGCAGCGTGCACGCGGCGAAAGATTGCCGCATAAGCTAACGGAAGAAGATGTACTTGAAATCAGAAGCTTGCATGCATCTGGTAAGTACAATATGAATGAACTTGCTTATATATATGGAGTTAGCAATACTACAATTAGGAAGATCGTGCGCCGACTAAAGTGGGCGCATGTCTAAGGGGGTGATGTTAAATGCCAACGCTATTGAATCCTTGGGCAATCTATGAGAGCCCATTAATAGCGTGGGATTGACCCCCATCCTGCGCAGGAGTTAGTGCTTGAGAGTCAAGCTAGGCATAAGGTTTGGTGTGCAGGCCGTCGTACAGGTAAAAGTGATCTCGGTGGTCATATATTATTGCCTGAAGCCATTTACACCAAGTCTGTAGCGGAAGAATGGCGTCGTCAAGGTAAGTCTCGCATCTTTTGGATTGTGAGCGATGAGTACTCTACGGCTGAAAAAGAGTTTAGGGTCATTTGGCACCTTTGCCAGCTTCTTGAGTTGCCGCTCGACAAGCCAGGTAGTTACTATGACGCTGTCGGCGGGAACATGCATATTTCACTTTGGAATGGTGCATTTCAGGTCCACTGTCAATCGGCAAAATACCCAGACCATCTAGTTGGTGAGGCCCTGTGTGGCGTGATAATGGCGGAAGCAGCGAAGGCCAAGCCATCTATTTGGCACCGTTTCATCCGTCCTATGTTAAACGACTACAAAGGGTGGAGCTTGCATACATCTACTCCGCTGGGTCACAATCACTTCTACGACAAATTCCAGATGGGGCAGGACATTTACAACCCAGATTGGGAATCCTGGCGAGTTCCTAGCTGGTATAATCCCTATGTCTTCACTAATGATACACTAGACAAGGATGTAAAGAGCCTATTGCTTACGTTGGATGGCGCTCCTGGGCTTAGTGCTTTCGAGATAGCTGAGCGCGACAACTTGGCAATTGACCCTGAAATACTTCAGCTTGTCGAAGAATTGCCACCAGAGCTATTCTCACAAGAAATTGCCGCAGACTTTACAGAATTTGCTGGTCAGGTCTTCAAGGACTTTGATGAAAGCTATCACGTTGGAGACCTTCGGTTCAATCCAGACTGGGAAACTTATGCCGCTACAGACTATGGCTTTACAAACCCAAACGTCTGGCTACTTATTCAGGTTGGCCCGTGGCAGGAAATCAATGTATTGGCAGAGATACATGAAAGCGGACTCACAGCAGATAAATTTGCGGAAGAAATCAAGCGAAGGAATCTGAACCCGCCGCAACTGCATGTGTTTTACCCTGATCCAGCTGACCCTATGTCTACAAGGACGCTACAAGACAAGTTGCATATTAAACCAGCTGCTAAAACTGGTGGAGAGCTATATATTCGCATCAATTTGATTCGCCAAGCATTGCGTAAAGGTCGCATTGATCGCGAAGCCACTATGCTAAATGAGAATAATGCTGATGTTTGGCGCCCGCAGCTGATGATCGACCGACGCAATTGCCCGCGTATGCGCGAGGAAATGTTGGCATACCGTTATCCAGAGCGTAAAGAGGATGCTGAAACAAGTCGTGACCGCTTTGAGAACCCATTGAAGAAAGATGACCATGCGCCAGAAGCTCTTGGCCGCTTTATGGTGGGTTATTTTGGCGATGGAACGCTACTTGATATCGGTACTCGTGTAAGCAAGGCCCATATCAGGGTAGGAAACAAGAAGAAGAAGGGGCTATTTAAGCGCGGCAAGCCGTTAGGTAGTATGATACCTTCTAAGACTGGATTTCCAGACTGGAGAAAAGACTGGCGGTGAATAAGTGGACAGCCATAAGCATTGCGACGCCTGCCCGATCCAGCATTGCGACCATAGAATCCAGAAGGTAATCATTACAGTCTCTGTTCCTAAGCGTAGAGTCCCCAAAGATGAGCCTAAGCTGGTGACTCGTGCCCATTGATACAAGGCAATACGATTCAGCCATCGACTTTATACGTGATGACCTCAAATTCAGCCGCTTGCTATCAAATTTGAGCAATCATGATGACCGTGTGCGGCTTAAGTCGTATATGCTCTATGAGGACATGTACCACAACCGTCCGGAGCACATCCGCATTACACTACGCGGCGGGTCTGGGACACAGCCTACTGTAAATCCACTTTCCTCAACAAGCCCGCAGTACTATGATGATGATGAAGACAGCGTACAGATATACATTCCAAGTGCGAAGAAGTGTATCGAAGCAGTAAATCGGTTCCTCGCTGTTGGATGGAAGGTTACGCCTGATCCTTCTACTCAGCAGAGCCAAAACTTGGATGCTGTAGGTAAACTTATCGACAATTTGTTTAAGCGCGAACGTATGCCTAGCAAATTGGCGCAGATGAAGCGTTACATGCTTGTTAAAGGCGACGCTTTGCTACATATTGTAGCAGATCCAAAGAGACTTCCTGGTAAAAGGATTAGCATTCTTGAGCTAAGGGCTGAACATTACTTCCCAATTGAGGATACTCAGGGTAATTATATTGGTTGTCACATCGTAGATATTATAGAAAATCCAAATTCGACACTCAAGCTAAGGCAATTCAACGGAAGGGACGTGGTTCGCCGGCAGACTTATCGCAAGGAGCTAGATGCAAGTGGATACCCAACTGGTCGTATCACATCTGAGCTCGCATACTTTGAAATTGGCAAATGGGATGATCGCGTTCTTTCCAATGAAGACATTGAGATGATCGAAGAAGTGCGTGAACCATACTACTTGCCTCCTGAAATCAATCAGATACCGGTGTACCACTGGCGTAATATGCCGCCTCCCGGCAGTTTCTTTGGCACATCTGAACTTTCAGGCGTTGAAAGTGTAATCAACGCTATCAACCAGAGTATGTCCGATGAGGACTTGACGCTAATCATGCAAGGGCTAGGTGTTTATTGGACAGACGCTAGCCCGCCGCTGGATGCGAGTGGAAATGAAGTGGAATGGGAAATCTCGCCGAGGTCTGTCGTCCAAGTCGCATCTGGGGGACAATTTGGACGAGTATCTGGAATTACTACCGTGCAACCATTTGGTGATCACATCAACGCTCTTGACGAAGCAATGCAGCAGGCCCTTGCCGTACCAGATATTGCTATTGGCGTTGTTGATGTTACGACTGCGGAGAGTGGCATTGCCCTACAACTCAAGCTTGGCCCACTTATTGCTAAGAATCAAGAGAAAGAACTCGACATCATTGATGTTGCCGATCAATTTCTCTACGACCTTATCAACGGATGGTTCGTCGCCTATGAATCCGTCTCAGTCGAAGGCATAACATTTGTAAATACCTTCGATGACCCGATGCCTAGGAACAAATCAAAGGATCTTGCTGACCTTACTACACTATGGTCAACTGCTGGACCAGGTACACCTGGGGGGTGTCTACCTGTTCATTGGTTTATAGAGCAATTGAATGAGATCATGGGCTATAAACTTGATCCCACAGTAGATTTCCAGCAAGCGTTGGATGATGCGCAGAAGATAGCTGAAGCTATGGCTCCACCTGCGCCACCGCCAGTACCAGGTGGTGATATGGTTGGTGCTGGAGCGCCATCTACAAATGGTTCAGGAGGGATGTAATGGCCGCGAAGAAATCCATGAAGTTGGGTGGAGGTGGTCGTTTTGCTAAGATTGCGCGATCAGCAGGAGGCGGAGCTAAGGGCGCTGCTATCGCTGCCAGCATTGGACGGAAGAAATATGGAGCTAAGCAGATGGCTGCAATGGCTGCTGCCGGTAAAAAGCGTAAAGCCAGAAAGGCAAAATGATGGCTTGCAAGACGAAGAAGACGACAACTGCTAGCAAGGGCACCAAGAAGGTGACTAAAAAGGTTACCAGAAAGATTAAGTGATGGCTGCTAAGAAAACTTCCAAGAAGAAGCTCCCGTTTGGCGGCAAGAAAGCGCCGCCATTCGGCAAGGGTGGTTCAAAGAAGGCAGGTAAGAGAGTGAAGACTTCTGCCGGTGGCGTAAAGACCGCCAAGGTGTTCCGATAATGGGACGCCTACTAGGTAAAAAGAGGATGGGCGGTGCAGCTACCCCTCACTATCCCGCAGGGACCATTCCCGGTCAGCCTGCAGCTGGACATCATCCATTTAGATCGAAAGCTCAACAGCGATTGTTCTTTGCTAATCCCAAACTACGAAGATGGGCAATTGGTAAGGCTCACGCTACAGGTGAACACCATGAGATTACGAAAGCTCTTGGCTTTTCACCAGCGTATCGTGCTCTCCCAGATAGACTCGGCAGTACGCTTTATGGAGTCCCTTTGCGGCCTTCTGGTGGTAAACGGAGAAAATGATGGGTCTGATAGCTAAGGCAATCAAGCGCGAGAAACAAGCTGATGCCGTCATCCATAGTATCAATACTGGTGAAAGAAAAGCCAGATCTGATATCTATCGTGCATCAAGGGACAGGTCACGTGCTAGAAGTGCTGTCCCTAGCGTACAAAGTGTGGTTCCTGGTAGGCGTGGCGCTGTAGGTAGGCTTACTAGTCCATTACGCAAGTTGAATAACTTCAATATGCCTGGTAATGGTCTTGGAGTACCTAATGGTATACCAGGCGGAGGCACCGGCGGGTTGGGCTCTATCATGCACCCAAGGCTGTTAGGTATGGGTAAGCATCGTAAAGTAACCAAGACTACTCTCATGCCTATGCAGCATAATACATTTGGGCACGCAGCAAAAATAGCCAAGCAGCAGAAGATGAATCTACCTACTTCATACAGACCGCTATCCAAACAACCGTATGGACTTGGTTAAAAACTGACTAACGCTTATCCGAGCGAGGCCTGGGCCGATACGGTAATATACGAAATATTAAGATTTGTTAAATCTAGCTGGGATTTAGGAGTTCTTTCCAATGGCTGATGATCAGCGTCAGGATCCACCGAAGGTCGATGATCAGAATGATCCAAATCAGCAAACATCCCAAGCTCCGCAAGGCGGTCAACAACAGCAAAATTCTTCTGGAGACGCTGGTGATTCCGGTGATCAGAACGATGGAAGTTCTGATAGTGGAGACTCTAGTCCTAGTCTTGAAGAGCAGCTCGACGCAGAGAAAAAGAAGAATATTGCTCTAAACAAGCAATTGAGTAAGGCCACTGAAGACAAGAAGAAGGCCGATCAAGATCGCGATGCTGCTAAAGAGCGTGATGAGTACAAAGCTAAGAATGATAAGCTTCAGGAATTGTTAGACAGTAAGTTCCTTGTATGGTGTATAACCACAGATACGAAGTACAAGTGGCAAAATGTTGAGGATGTAATCAAGTTTATCAATGCTGATGAAATCAATATTGATGTCGAAAAGGGTACTGTCGATGGGCTTGACCTAGCCCTAAAGCGAATCGCTAAAGACAAATCATATCTATTGGTTCCGAAAGAAGATGGAACTGGCGGCCAGCCCAGCGGGTCACACCCACAGGGAGGCAAGGCGACCAGTACTATTGACGAACAAAAGCGGCTTGGGGCGAAGTACCGTATACCTGGATTCAGTACACATGGACAGAAGTTTATGTGATATGATTACCACTGAAATTGCCACGGGAATCCTAGAGCACAAGCTCTGGGAGCCATTAGTAACTGGTTCTCGTGAGTATCTGCAAATCCATGGAATTGTGCGTAAGACTTACGGGCTTGCTACAAAGTACTTGTGTGAAAATTGTGATCAGCAAGCGGATGAATTTGCTTGGAATCATGAATGTGATCCACGACTTGTAACTAGCTATGATCCTTTATGCTATAGTTGCCATCATAAATACGATGGTATACATGATAAGTTTATTGGTAATGCATATGGTGTAGGTTGTTATCATCCACATGAAACACGTGCTAAAGGCGAGACTCAAGGTCTTCATAAGTTAACGGAAGCAGAAGTGCTTGAAATAAGAGCAATGTATGCTTCAGGCAAGTATTCTCAATATGACTTAGCTGAAATGTATGGCGTTTGCCAAAGGACCATACATCTTGTAGTTACTCGTAAGACATGGAATCACATTTAGAAAGGATTTTGAGATGGCACGAGTTGACAAATACGACCCTGTGACTGGTGGATTCCGAGCGGATGTCGCTGTAGACGTACTCGACGCCGATCTTGGCAAGCTGTACGCCTATGGCTTGGACAGCTCGGGCAAAGCAGTAAAGGGTGCAGGCCAAAGTGGCATTCAAGGTGTCTGGGTGTTCAACGATAAGCCTGGTCGTGTAGGTCCACTGAAGGAAATTCCGCGCCAGGACATCATGCGTGAGGGTTGCATCGGTGACTTCGGGCCGACTGCAGGAACTCCTGGCGTGAACTTCGGTGTAGCCGGGACCAAATACTACGCCGATCCAGCTACGGGTGCGATTTCGACGACTGCTGCCGGTGGTGTCTTCATCGGGGTGACAGTTGAGCCTGATCGGCTCGAAGTCAACGTCAGCCCATCGTGACCTGAGATGATAACCTTGAAAGGACAGAAATGACAGCACCAGTGTATCACTCTGGCACCTTGGTCGAGGGTGATATTCTCACCCATACCCCGGATGGTGTCGATCTCAACCAACTCTGGGGGGAGTTCGTTAATGCGAACACAGTCTATAACGAGCACAAACAGGGTTTTGTTGGGATCCTGACCTATCCGGTGGTCAGCGACATCGAGCTGGTGCCACAAATTGGTGATTTCCAGTTTGAGGTCGCAACTGAGTTCGGTATTCCGCGTGGTCAGAACACGAACATCAGCTACTACCAGCTTGCGTACGCATATCAGGACTATGACCTGAAGCTAGGTTACACCTGGAAGTTCCTGCGTGACGCTCCGTCCCAGCAGATCGAAGCGATTCACACTAAGGCGATCCAGGCCGATCAGGCTCTGGTGTTCCGTAAGAC